TTAGAAAATTGATAAGGAGGCTATAAAGCCTCCTTTTTTTCTTGCTCTTTGAGCGCTCCTGCAACATCCGGTTTTACGAACTCTCCAGTTTGAAAAACAGGATTTGAAATGAGGTCTTTTGCAAAAGATTCAAATTCAAAAATGATACTATGGTAATCGGCTACCGGGTTATCTATAGGTACTTCTGAAACAAATTTTAAAGCAGAATTGTTAACGAGTTTTTTGCCTTCTAAAATTTCCTGCAGTATGGCGGAGTAAACAAACCGATTCATTCCTGCTATATTGTCTGGCGCAAAATTGTTCATATCGTTTTCTTCATCAATTAGCAGATGCAGAGTAATCTGAATCAGTCTTGGTTTGTCTTTTCCCTGCCCGGTGATGGTATAATCGATAAAAATTGCCGGAAGCGAAAAAAATTCGTGCTGCTCTGGGTCTTCGGGCTGTCCTCGGTAGATATCCATGAAAAAATTGCCATTGAGCCCCTGGTCTTCGAATTTTTGCTTTTCAGATGCTACAATAGCATATAAATTTAAAAAAGGTATTTTCATATTTCTTTGTTTTAAGTATTGTTCATCGCTTTTTCAAAGCGGTCAATAATTAGTTTTTCTATATCTCTGGCCAGTTTTGCACTATTGCCTATAAACTGGCGCTGAGGAATAGCAGTGTTCATTTTTCTGCGGTGCGCTTTAACGCTGTGGGATGATACATTTTGAGCGGGCACTGATTCTACATTCCCTTTTCTCGACCTGCTGTGCGCCTTTCTGCTGTGCGCTTTTCTGGTGTATGACTTTACATTGGCAGAGGCGGTAATTTTACCGCCGTTGTTATGTATTTCTGCATACGGAACATCGGTTCCGATTCTTACCTCGTTTTGATCTGCCTTTATCTTTCTAATGCTTCGCTTTAATCTTCCGGTATTTACCAGTAATGTCTGGCTTTTGCGTTTACCGCCCTGACGCCTCTGCTTTCTTGCTTTCCAAGCCTCTTTATTATTGTCATACCATGCCTGGTCCCTGAATCTCTCTTTGCTGAATTTTACCGCCAGGGCAGCTACTTCATTTGGCAGTGCTTTTCGGGCTTTTATCAGGTTGTCAACCATTTTTACAAACTCGTTCATAGCTCTAAGTTTAAAATGCAAGCTCCCCGCTTCGAATTACACGCATTAGTAATTCGGTCATAGCGCGTTCAAGTTCCTGAGGATTCATTTTATTGAATTCCTCTGATCTCGTAGATAAATTCTCAACCATACTGCCTATGTTAATGGTGAGATTCTTTGCTTGTCCTCCCCCGGATATCACTTTAGAATCATCAACCGGGCTTGCGGGCGCAACTGGCGGGATGCCCTCTGGAGCTCCATTTGGTTCGTCCACCAAATCAGTATCTGAGGGTTTTTTAGCATCAAGCATTACTTTTGCTGTAATCTCTTTCAGGTTTGGAAACTTGAAATTTTTAATCTTTTCAACAGCCCCGCTAAAATTAAGAGTGAAAAGATCATACATGATATCTGCAATCTGGCCCATGATTTCTTTTATCCAAATCAGAATGGGTTTTACTCTAAGATACAAGTCAGTAAACGATCCCTTAAATCCTGTGATTGCTTTTATTCCGTTCCATACAGTTGTAAATAGCCAGACAAATGCGCCAGTTAAAATTTTTAAATAATTCCATACGGTTCTGATGCCAAATGTTGCAATTTTAAAGGCCCATTCAAAATAAGTCCCTAAACCTGCAATTATATCTCTGAATATGATAGAATCATTATATAAATTTTTGAAATAGTTAATAAGCTCCAAAACCTTATTGCCGGCAGCAGTCATAATAGGCAGAAACAATTCGCCAAATTTGATGATATAAACCTGAATTTGATTCCAAATAATTTTCCATGATTCCATAGGGGTAAGCGAATCCTGATAAGCTTTCCCCAATGCTCCCTGACTGTTTGCCGAAGCATCAATCGCTTTTTCAAGCCCTTTAATATCCTGGATTAACGTTCCGAAACCTACTGCAGAGCTCTGATCTAATCCTAAAGAAGCCATTTTTTTCATTCTCTGATTATCTGTGAGCCCTGCCATTTGTTTATCCAGCTGTTTCATGATATCCAGGATAGGTTTTATTTTTCCGGTTTTCACATCGAAAACGTCTATGCCTATTTTTTTGAATTGGCCCACTACTTTGGTATTTGATAATGATCTCATGATACCTTCTAAGGCTGTCGAAGACTGCTCAGCTGAAAGCTTGGTTGTAAGAGCAGCGTAAGCGCCGGCAGTTTCGTCAAGGGCAAAGCCTACATTCTTAGCCAGAGGAATGATTTTTGGCAGATAGTTGGCAATGTCTTTAAACTCTGCGTTTCCTGATTTTACCGTTGCAAACAAAATGTCATAAACCCTGTTTACTTTTTCTCCGCTCGACGACATTACAGAAATTGCAGCACTTGCAACGGTTTCAATGTCTGAAAATCCTGCTTTTGCTGCTCTAAGTGTAGGCTCTAAAGCTTCCATAGACTGATTGACCGAAAGTCCTGCAGATATAATTCTGTTAAAAGCCTTTGGTATTTCCTCGAGTGGTGCTACGTTCCGGCTTCCGATCTCGAGCAGCTTATCGGACAGTTTTTTTAGCTTATCCCGGGAGAGTTCGGCCGTGACGTTAATCTGGGCCATACTCTCCCACCAGGCATTGGCTTGTTTTGTGGCATAACCTATGGCGGCTCCAACTGCGCCAATACCAGCTACTGTTAAGGCGAGCGGGTTGGCCAGTAAGGCTAATGCTTCGCCAAGCTGCGGTATTTCACCTCCTAAAGAGCTCAGCATTTTAGCACCGCTTGATCTAAGGGAATTTAGTTTTCCCTGCATCTGGTTAACTGCCTTGTTAACCTTGTTCTTTGCACTGTTTAATCCCATGTTGAGTTTTTCCCTCAGAGATATATGCAGTTCCATTCTTGCTGTTGCCATTTTATATAATTAATTTGTTATATTTGTGCCATCAGGCTTGAACATCGAGGTTTGCGGACCGCGGTTCCTGATATCAAGCAGCCTGTTTTACAATAGGCTGCTTTTTTTATACACTTCTTTTCCGTCTTTGTCCATAATTAAAAGCCCTTTAAAATGCGTTTTATCGGTGTTTAAAAACCAGGCATCCATTTTTTGCTTAATCCATTCTTTCTTTAAAGTGCTTTCTTCTGTCAGCATAATCACAGCGTATTCGCTTTTTTCCGCAGCAGCTTCCAAATGGCGTTTAATATGCTTGCCCTTACCGGTCAAATATTTAAATTCGACAATTGTGTCTTTTCCTTTGATCTGTATCAGGGCATCTGCGTTTTTCGCATCCAGCTGCTTATGCCAGGTCTTAGGATAAAACCTCTTTTTTAATTCCATTTCCTTACTGCTGATATCCGGCAGTAATTCTACTTTACTGATTGATTTATAGTTGTCAATCAATTTTCTGCTGATAATGCTGTTATTATGCAGTTCATGCGCGTGGTGATTGATATGCGTAAGCACTGGCTTGTCTTTATAGTAATCAACTCTAAAGGCGTTTTCTGTAGGAATCAGCTTTAAGGTTTTAACCAAAACATGCTGCGGTATTTCTACATAGTAGGGGTGTCCTTTTGGGAAAACCAAACTGTCCGAAGCTAAATTTGTTCTGAACATTTTTGGAATTACAATATCCGGGGTTTTGTTTGCCGGGGTTGTACTTGTTTCTAAAGTCTGTACAGCTTCACATCTACAGCCCCAACCATTAGGAGGATAATGGGAAGCCCAGAACACATCATCTATATGTTTTACAATGCCATCGAGTACCTGGTGCTCAGCGCGCACTGCTGAGTCTCCAACAGTCTGGTATTCTAAATTTGGGATTACATCCTTATCTTTTTGAAACTCTGTCCATCTTGCTGCGTTTTGACTACTGGACACCGCTGTGTTATATTCGGTTTCCATCCAGTTCTCATTGTAGCGGTCCGTTACTTTTGAAGCTTCGTTTTTAAAATCAGAAAATGAGCGCAGTTCTCCGTTTTCATCTTTGAGAAGATTGGTTAAATCCCTCATTTCCTGATAATTTTTAGCACTTGAAAACTGCCATACATCACGGGTCAGACGCTGGAGCATTTCCGTGTCCGGAGCATTCCAATCCGCGTTAATGCTGCTGTATTGTTTTGCTGTTATTCTTGCCAGTTCCTGAGCGGTTATACTTGCGAGCTCTGCATTGTAATCTGAATTGTAAGCATCCTTTAAAACACGATTTACGGCTTCTTCAACTGCCTTTTTATAAGCTTCCGACGGCTGGTTATCTGCTTCTGCAGTAAACAATGTACCGGCACATTTTGGACACCCGGCATCATAAAGTTTTGGCTTATGCCCCTCACCGTCTAAGGGGCCTACTGAAAATTTTCAAAAAGCCCTTTTCCTTTTGCTTTTGGTGTCTTCTTATCGTCTTTTTCAGCAGGAACCGCAGCAGTTGTCTTCACCCCGGTGATTGGAATATTAAAAGTGGCTGCTATCCATTCGGTATCAATCTCAAATTCGCTTATCGCTTCCTTAACCATTTTCCAGTGATCAGCCAAACTCATTGTTTCTGTTTCATCAAAAACAAATTTCATTTTGGTATTGTCAAAGGGGAAACCCATTTCCTGCAGCAAAGGGAACAGCTGATCGTTTATGATAAAAGAAATAAAGCGTTTATCGCTTATGGCAATCTTATCATCAAGTGTTCTTTCATGCACTTCTGTCTGGCTTCGGTTCCCCGCGGTGTCGGTCATCGTTGCGCTCCCTACAATCGGCTTGCTGATCTGCTCGTCATGCAGCCTGATCTGCTTTTCATAAGTATTTACAGGGTTCCCTGCATTGGCCAGATCATGTATTTTTATGTCTGTACCATGAGGCATAACCGCCTGCGCAGCTTCACCTAGCTGGCGAAGCATGCTTTCAATACGTTTAATGTCATTTCTGTTTGCTGTGGCAGCCGTAATAAGTGGCATTCCAAACTTTTCGGAGTACTCAGCCCATGCCTGCATTGCATTACGTTTCCAGATAATGTTCGGAATAATACTGTTTATAATTCCAAACTTTGAACTGTGATTAATTTCAATGATGCCAGGCACCTCGATGTAATCAATATATTTAGTGCCGAATGCTTCTAAATACATACGCTGCTGTGTAATCGAAATGTTACGATACGGTACGGGAACGACCTTTATTTTTTCTTCTTCTGCAATTAATTGAATGACATTATACTTATGTATAAGCGCATTAAAACAGGCTTCTAGAAACTGATAAAACCATTGTTTTTCGAGCATTTCGCTTTGTTCGTCAAGTTTCTTTCCTGTAGCGATATCTTTCACATAAGAACGATTGTTCAGAGTAGCAGATGCACGAATCAGCAATACGCTTTCAACATGCCCGTCGATTATCATATCGTCTATTAAATCCTGCATCGCTGCCCAGCGCGGTTCTGTAGGGTTTTCAGCTGCAGTCATTGCCTTGCGCCACTTCTGTATGTCTTTTCTGGTCCTGTCCTGAAATTCGGCTACTATTGTTTTAATTATGGTTTCGTCACTTTTTTTTGAAGCAGGTGCCTTTGCCTGAAATGCCGGAACCGCAATAGGCCTTCTTTTTTTTATACTCATTTTAAAATGCTTTTAATTTTAGTACTTGTGATCTTGTGGCGGTCTGGCGCTCCATATTTTTACCTCTGAAAAGCTTTGGCCCGTGTCGTCTTTTATCTCGGGCAGATCAGCGGGAATTTCCCCTTTACCAACACCGCGCATCCAGTCAAGCGCATCCTGATAGCGATCGTCCCTGTGTTTAGGAATGTCTTTCATTCCCGTCTGTGAGTACAGATGGTATAAAGCCACATCAATTAGAAGTGTGACAATAAACTCGTCACGTTCAGGAAGATCATAAAAAGCGAGCAGGTCGTAACGTTTTCCAACATATTGGCGCAGCTGGTCACTGGCTGTTTTTTCAGCCCTTATTAATTTGGGGGATTTGTAAAAATCCTGAGCAGTCAAAAGGCGCACAATCTCCTGTTTGATCTGCATTTCGTAATCTTCTTCTAGTATATATCTCATAGTGAAAACTTGTTAAAAATGTCTTTCTTTCATACTTGATCTTGAGGTAGTCTGCATATCGAAACTGCTCACAAAAGTGGCTTTGTTCAAATCTGCCATACCGCCCTGAACCGCATCGGGTGCATCGTCATTAGCCCCTGAACCTTTCTCGAATGCCAGGTGCTGGTCTATGGCCGTAGTCTGGTCTAAAGTTTCTTTCTCCTGTTCATTCCAATACACGCGAAGCCGCTCGAAATGTCCTGAGTTTGCCTCAATACGCTCAAACTTGCCTTCCTTTGGTCTTTTATCAGCTATCACCGGAATGTAGTACCCGCGGTAATCTCCTTCGGTATCAAAGTCGCTGACGAACTCGTCCATAGCAAAAAGACCCTCAATTTTATAGATAATCGGATATCGTTCGAGCTTATGCTTTTCATACAGATCATAGAGCCAGGATGCGCATACGCTTCGTGAAGTCTGCCTGCAGAATGAAAAAATGATATGAAAATCACGGCCTTTTTTACCCATCAGGAACATGGCTTTGTAATCTCCTTTTTCCTTGTAGCTTAAATCTCCATAGAATTCTAAGGCATCATACTGGTCGAGTTTGGCCATTTTGCACCACTGCATCCATTCAGGCTTGAAAATGGCGCCGTCCATAAGAGGCGTGCACATGTACTCGCGCATCCAGCTTCGATATGGCGTTGCAAGGCGTTTTTCAAGCCAGTACTGTGCGGTATATTTAGCAGGCCAGCTTGGCGTAAACTGATCGTCCAGAACCGCCTTGGTTTTGATATGGTGATACGGGTTTTTAAAGCCCTGCTTTTTACTCTCTTTATTGGCCACTTTGGAAAGCTCAATCAGTTTGGCCATGATTGAGTTTTTGTGGATCAGATTGTTATTGAAAACAAAGCGTTCTTTTCCTTTGTCAAAACAGCCCCATAATGTGCCTGTGATGTAATCGACAGCCTCACGAATAAGTCTGTCATTGTTGCATCGCTTAAGGGTGTCAATATCATCGCAGCCTATGTAATCAGGCCTAAACTCTCCAAACCTTAATCCTCTGGGGTCCTGCCCAAAACCTAAGGCGTGAAAATGAATTCCGCTTTTAGTGGTGAAGTTTCCTTCTGCCCAATCTCCCTGATTAAACTGCTCGCCGTAGTCGTTAATGAATCGGGTGTTATGCTTAAGGTGCGCCTGAACATCAGAAATTAAACGTTTTGCCTTTTCCTCGTTTTCCCCGATCAGAAGCATGAAATTCATTTCCTTTTTCACAAACCCCAGATAGAGAGGCACTCCCAGCATCGTATGAACCGACTTTGCCGAACCTCTAAAAGCATCGTTCAGAAGTTTGCAGACCTGATTCTTTATTATGATATCTGAAATGGTTTTATGAAACGGCGCAGATTCGCATGTGGCATAATCTTTAAAGTAGTATTCAAACCATCGAAGGTATTTCTCTTCAAGATAATTGATTCTTTTATTTTTTTCCTCTGGCGTCTCATGTATGTTTATGGCGCAGGCTTTTTCGATGCGTTTGACATGCGCATCGTAAAGTCTGGTCAGCTTATCGTAATTAACCGCTGCTGCCATTACCCCTGCATTTGAATTTTATGCAGCAGAAACTGCTTGTGCACTGCTGTCATTTTTGCCGCTTCTTTCGGGTCGATCTGCGAGTGGAATGTGTCAAGTTCCATTAAAACCTCCATGATGACGGTCGGATTGCTTTTTTTGGTCATGTAGTCAAATGCCTTCATAACTCTTGCAAGCGCGACCGAATCAAATGTAGGCGCACCGCCTTGGCTTATATTAAGCGCTTCTTTGAGCAATACCTTATTCAGCTGCAAAGGGCTTCCCTGCAGCAATTCTTTTGCTTCTTCCCAATTGTACTTATCGCGCCATGCAGCGATAGTTTTAGGATGCTTTCCGAGCTTTTCAGCAATTGCTTTAATTGTGAAGTTCTTCTCGATGTAAAGCATTTCCGCAACGCTTATTTCAGCGCTCTTTTCTACTAATTCAGTCTTTTTCATGATGCAAATCTGATACTAAAAAACACCTTTAAAAATTACTTAGGACACTCTGTCACAGTGTTTTCGTATTCCGATTTTACGCTTGTAGGTTTGCCCTCAAATGAGACAAACACATGCAATTTCAATTCATTAACAAACAGGTCGAAGTGCGAGCTCATGGGGATATTAACCCCTATGATATTTCGAACTATGATTTCAAAAGAGCCGTGGAAATGGCCGAAGAAAAAAAGTGCAGTCTTTTTATTGATCTGCACTCTTTTGGCGGGTCGGTTATCGAAGGCAATCTTATCTACAACACGCTTTCTAAGACCAAGGCTAAAAAGCTGGTAGATATTACCGGCATTGCTGCAAGCATGGCAACTGTAATTATGCTTCCTGCAGACCGCAGAAGAATGAACGATGACGGTTTTATAATGCTGCACAGGCCAACCTCTATGGCAGAAGGCGACGAGGATGTGATGCTCGAAACGGCTAAGATTCTAACTTCAATGAAAGGCACTATGGCTAAGCGCTATTCTGAAATTTCAGGAAAAACCATTGACGAAGTGAATGCGCTTTGGCTTAATGGCAAAGACAACTGGATGGATGCGGCGGAAGCTTTGGAGGCTGGGCTTATTGATGAGATCATTGTCACCGGCAGAGCGCCTATTTCCAAAAAAGAAGTGCTGGCCAATTCTAAAACTGTTTTTGAAAAATTCACTGCACGTCTGGCCGTCTCGGAACCTAACAATTTAAATGAAACAAGTATGAAAAAAGACCTAATCGCATCTTTCAAATTAGAAGGCGTAACAGAGGCATCAAGTGATTTGGAAATCATTAATGCAATCAAAAATCAGAGAACTGAGCAGGACGCAGCAATCTTAAAACTGCAGGCAGACGCAGAAGCGGACAAAAACAAAACTATCGATGATCTGCTTGAAGAATATGTGCAATCTGAACAGTTGACAAAAGAGCAGACTGCAACTTACAAAGAAGTGGGAACTGCTTTGGGAATTGACAAAATGAAAGCCATGCTTCCAGCAATCAAAAAGACAGCAAAGCCAGTTGTTCCAATTGCCACACTTGTAAAAGATACAGCCGCAGGAAGTGCGGCAGCAGGAGCAGTAAAACCGATTACTGCAGACGGCGAATTGGCAATTACAGCTGCAACATGGGATGCGCTGGCAAAGAACAGCGGGGAATTAGAGAAAGTAAAAGACGAAAGACCCGAAGTATTCAAAGCGCTTTACAAGGCTAAATACGGCGTAGAGCCAAAATAAAACAATTATTAAAATTAATACCTAAACAATGGCAGATGTATATAAAGAAGTCTGGACTGGCGAATTAGTAAAATCGGTCAGCACAGCAGAATCAGGAACGTTTTTAGAGACTATCCCTGACAGTTCACAATACGCAGAGAACGATGTTATCCACTTGGTGGATGTCGGAATCGAACCAGACGTATTAATCAATAATACAACTTATCCTATTCCTATTCAGGAATTGCCAGATGATGACATTCCGATTAAATTGGATAAGTTCTCAACAAAAACGACTCCAATCACTGACGATGAATTGTATGCCTTGTCTTATGATAAAATTGCAACGGTGAAAGATAAACATGCTTCCGCTATTGCAAAATCAAAATTCAGCAAATCACTGCATGCTATTGGACCATCTGCAAATACTGCAGAAACACCAATCATCAAAACGACTGGTCCTATAGTAGACGGCAGAAAAACTCTTATTCCTGCCGATGTTGTAAGATTGAAAAAAGCATACAATGACATGGGAATCGCTGGAGATGTAGTGCTGGTATTGTGTACAGATCACGTAAATGATTTATTGGCTGCAGACCAGAAATTCAAAGACCAGTATTACAACTATACTACTGGAGCATTAATGAATATGTACGGCTTTACGATCTATGAGCATGTTTCGTGTCCTGTTTATACGAGTGCAGGAGATAAAGGGTCATTAGGTTCACTGCCTACAGCAACAAATTTCCGTGTATCTGTATCATATCACAAACCATTTGTGTTCAAATGTACCGGAAGCACTAAAATGTACTGGTCGCCAGCGGAGAATGACACAGACTTTCAGAGAAACAAAATCAATTTTACTCATCGTTACATCGCAATGCCTAAGAAATCAAAAGGTATGGGGGCAATCATGTCTGATGTAGCTTAATAATTAAAAGAATGGTAACAGATAAAGAAAAAGCCATTGCCACGGATTATCTGGCAGGCAAAACAATTAAAGGCGTCTGGGTAAATTCTG